AACCGTCAGCATGGGCGTATATTTTTATCATTTTTTGACAAATGCCTTTTAAATCGCTATCCCAATCTTCAAGCATTTGGTGAAAGAGTGCTTCCAATTTATCTGCACTTACTGTTTTCTTTTCTTCTCCTTTAGCAATTATATCTTCCAGTTCTGATTTGCGAACACGCAGCTTGAATATTTCAGTTTGCAGTTCTGGATAGTCAATGCCTTTTAAAATCGCCTTTGTGCCATTATCAAGTTGTTTGATTATGTCTGCAAGTTCTATACGTTCTGCTTTTAAATCTGCCGATGCCCCATTGATGGTGTCGGCAATTTTTTGTGCCATGGCATGAAAATCTAATCCAAGCAGATAAGCTTTTAAATTCTGAACAACGAAAGTTTCTACCTCGTCTGCATTTAAATTTTTGCAGGAGCAGGTTCTATTTCTATATTTATTTCCACAGCAGTAATACCTTGTGGAATAACCTTTTTTATTAGTGGAAGTATGCCCTACATAATTTGAGCCGCACTGTGCGCATTCAATCAAACCGGACAACAAATAAACTCTTTTAGCCTTATTGCAAGCACTATGTTTTCTTTCACTCATTCTTTCTTGCACCCTTTCCCATGTATCTTTATCAACAATTGGCGGAATCGAATCTTCTATACGAACAGCGTTTTCATTTGGTAATTTTCCGGTGTATTTACCCATGACTTTTACATGATGTTTGCACCAGCTGTATACGCCAACGTAACGCTCATTTTTCAGGATATAATACAAACTATTCTTTCCTATTACTTTTCCACGTCTGCCACGCACTTGCCCTATAGCAGATAAAATTTTCTCATAACTGCTGCCATTGGCGTACATTGTAAAAATCTGATTAACAATACGAGCTTCTTCTGGAACAATGACATATTGTCCGTTTACTATCTCATAGCCGAAATTCGGTGTACCGCCTAAGAATTGCCCTGTTTTTGCTTTTGTTGCAATACTGTCCATAGACTTCTGACGGCTTGTAAGAACATGGTGCTGTCCAAGTCCGACAGTGATCAGTTCCGTTAGATAATCAGCAGGGTTGAGAATATCACCGATCTTATCTTCTACAGAAATGACCTGAATGCCTAAAACTGCCATCTGCTTGCGGAAACCGAACCAGTCGGAAACATCACGGCTGCCACGTGAAATATCATAGATAACTACAGCATCAAATTTATGCTGCTTAGCGGCTTCACATAGAGCTTGAAATGCTGGACGGTCAACGTTAGTACCGCTATAAGCTTCATCTGCGTAACGTGCTGTAATGGTAACACCATGACTACTACAATATTCTTCGATTTTCCTCATCTGGTACTCAATACTGCTGTTAGTTTGATGCTCCGTACTGTAACGGGCATATGCTGCTGCTTTTTTCATTTTTTTAATTCCTCCTTGACATTTTAGGAAGAATATACTATAATAAAAATGTGTTAAATTCTTAAAATAGCATATTCCATAGACCGTCTCACTGTGCCAACAGTGGGGCGGTCTTTTTTGTTTTAAAGGGTATTAAACCCAATCACACTTGCGTAGGGAAAATATATAGCTAATAGTTATAAGAACGTCCCGCAGTTTTGTTACTGTGGGACGACTTCTGTTTTGATTGCATATTTTAAGATTCTCAATCACACAAACTTTTTTGAAATTTCTATCAATTTTTCAGAATATTTTTCAATGTCATATAGTGAATCAATATCAATTCGTTTTTCTTTTCGCTTTTCCGTTTCATCTGGGAGTGTTATGTATTTTTTCGAGCCATTAAAGTAAAATCGACAAACCCACTTTGTTACTTTGCCGTCGCAAATCACACTCATATATCGTTCATTGTCTTTATAGCTGATTCTATCAAATGGTAATACGCTTTTTACGATGTTCTTTACGATGAAAAATGCTTCTAATTCTTCTTCTGTAGTAACTATTTTATTTTCTTTCTTTTTTTGTGGTGTTTCTTGTTGCAATGCATCATTTTCCGGTTTTTGTTCAGGATTTTTTTGCTGAGAAGAAATATCTGGCATTTCATTTACGCCAAGTGCAGTTTTCAACTTTTCGTTCATTGTTTCAGAAATAAATTGATTTAAGGATTCTTTCACAATAGGGCGGAATTTTTCAATTATGGCAGTTGTCTTTTGACCGGAATATACATCTGTTAAGAAGTAACGTACAAGAGCATCGCTTGGATCCTGTAAATCTTTCATGAATACGGATTTAATTTCATTTGTATATTTTAATTGAGAAGCAGTATCCATTATTTGATCAATACTAAATGCACTTTTCTTGAATTTTTTTAATTCTTTAACCTGACTTTCTTTGATGTCAAGCATATTGATTTCCAAAAATGGTGTAGAATCCATTTTGTTTGGCTCATCTAAATCGGTATAAAATTTATAAATAATACCATTTGTTAAAATTGCAAATTTTGCTTTTGTTGTGCCGAAATACCTAAACAACTGTGAGTCATGTTTCTTTAGATCTTCTTGAACCCACTTTGCTTCAATCAAAATAACTGGATTTTCGTCACTAAGAATCGCATAGTCAACTTTTTCACCTTTTTTTATCCCTACATCTGCCGTAAACTCAGGTATGAATTCATCAGGATTAAACACATCATAACCGAGCATTTGAAAAAAAGGCATAATCAATGACGACTTTGTTGCTTCCTCTGTTGGCAACTTATCTTTCAAACTTTTTACACGATTGCTAAATTGCTTCAGTTCATCAATAAAATCCATTTTTTTATTTTATATCCTTTCATTTTGGTACTACATTTATTTTTATAATATGCCGCATTCAATGCACAGCAATAAAAATCAAGACGTAAGAGCGTTATTACTTTGAATATTGGTTACATCTATTCGGAAATATTTTTCTATATTATACAACAAATTTCCATATTAATCAATACATTTTTTGAAAAAACATATAAAAAACGTCAATTTAAATATACGTATATTCATACATTTGTACATAATTACCAGAAGCGGTTCTATAAATTTCTCATCAGAGCCACAGCCTTGCCTAAGATACGTATATTGTCAAGTTCTTCTCCCAAGTAAACCAATGGCATATATGCAGGATTGGCAGCAACAAGCTGCAAACGATTGTGTGCTTTATCGTAGTAAACTCGTTTCAAAGTCGCTTCGTCCTCAATGATAACAGCAGCTATTTCGCCGTTGTCAACAATTGGCTGCTCATGGATAAATACAATATCGCCTTCGGCGATTCCAGCATCTATCATGCTATCGCCTTTAGCTTTAAGGCAGAAGTCAGCTCTTATATCCGCATCGGCAGATACATAGCTTTCATAATCTTCTTCTGCATATATAGGCTTTCCACAGGCTATCTCCCCGAGCAGCCGGAATTTTTTTAGTTTGACGGGGTTGATGTTGCCGAATTTTTCAAAAAGAGATTCTGTAGTACCTTCTTCCTTTTCATCTTCCCAACCCATGAGGTAAGCTGGGGTAACACCAAGGTATTTGGCAATAAGTTCTATCTTATCTGATGGAATATTTGAAATAATATTGTTTTCATACTTATATATCGTTTGCTTTGTAGTGCCGATTGCTTCGGCTAACTCAATTTGAGAAGCGCCCTTCTTCTCTCTAATAAGTTTTATTTTTTCGCCAATGGTCATATTATATCGCCTCCTTTATTATTTATTATAGCAAACAATTGGTAACTTGTCAAGAAAAATAATTCTAAAAAAATGAAAAAAATAGCTTGACAAGTTACTTTTGGTGTGATATAATTGAAGTAACCTAATAAGTTACGGAGGTGATTAGATGATAGATGTAGCAAGTTTAAAAGCTGAAATGGCAAGATACAACATAACTCAAAAAGAACTCGCCGAGCATATAGGAATCTCACAGCGAACCCTTTCTAATAAGCTTAAAAAAGGTGTATTCGGTAGTGATGAAATGGAAAAAATGATTGAAATTTTGAAAATTCATGATCCTGCTTCAATTTTTTTTGCTGATTCGGTAACTTTACAGGTTACTAAATTGAACGCATCGTCATAAGCCAGATTGAAAACGGCTTTCGTCCTCCGTCGGCGGAAATTTTAAAAAAATATGGCGAGCTACCAATGCCGCTACTGTTCTTGCAAAACTTGAAGCAGAGGAAAGGCTGTGATAACTATGTTTTGGAAAAGAAATGCCAAGCAGAATAAAGAATTACAAAATACATTTCAAGAGCAAGAGAATCTAATACAGAAACAAGATACTACATCATATGAGGAACGAATGAAAGAACTCGAATGCCATATTCATCTTCTTACAGAGCTTTTAGAAGCTCATGATATAGAGATTCCTTCAAAAGTAAAGGATGAGGGAGATTTGCAAATCTTTGGTTCGGAACATTATATTTATAATGAATTATATTTAATTAAGCGTTTGCTTTTTGAAACGAATAAGCTTTTTATTAAATTATTTTTTGAAAATAAAAATCCATGCAATGAAAGGAAGTGACACCAATGCACTTACAGTGACAGCCGCCCGTGCGGAGTGTTATCCGCACCCAGTAAGAAAATAAATGATTGATCAGAAAGGAAAGTCAAAATGGAAAAATATATCGTAACATCAACAAGAAAAGGCGGTCGTGCACTTGTTTATAGATTCAACGATTTTAAGTCTGCCTGTGCGCAATATAAAGCTATACTTAATGCTTATAGGGATTCTGATTGGTTAGAATCAGTATACAAAGACACAAAAATCGAAAAGTGGAATCCAACTACAGAAAAATATGAAACAATTTAGCCGCCCGTCTGGAGCGTATCCAGACCCAGTGCAGCGATGCACAGACACCCTTTTTTGTAGTAGAGATATGCAGCTGTTACGGTTCGACAGCTGCAACATGGGACAGTAGTTCAGTTGGCGAGAACCAAAAATATGAGTCGCAGGTTCAATTCCTGCCTGTCCCACCAGTGCCTGAAATGGCAAATTTTA